ATTCAAACACTTAGAATTCACTTTCCTTAACATGAACACCAACGACACTAATACTAACATTGACATGTTTGATGATTTGTCCAAGGATAGTGAGGTCGCTGTTCCTAGCCCTCCATTACATGCGAACGCTGCGTTTGTTCACAAATGCCTGCATCCCCCCAGCGCCATCCCAAACTTTGTTGGTTTACCAACTATGGATACAAGAACCCAGACTGTTTTGAACTACACGATACCCAAGCTTATGGACCCACCAACTTATAGTATGGGAACCTTCAACAAAGTTCAAGCACTTGAGATACCAAAACAGACCGCCTTCAAAGTTGGCATACTTACCCTTACTGGTGCCCGTGTGTTGTCAATAGCTTTCTGTTACAACACCATAGATGGTGCATGGTATCAGGATTTATCAAATACCATCATTAATGATGTTTATGACTTCAGCCGATTCGCCAGCGATGCCACCTTATACCGCCCTTGTTACAAATCCATGACCACTCATCTTAATGCCACTGCCTTCAATAACATCGGTATGGTTACAGGTAGTCAATTCAACCCCAACATATTATTCCAAGGCGTCCCCTTTCAGTTCTTGCAGTCCAACTTCAACGCCGGTATGGCGTTTATAAAACACCTTTTTAAGACTGGTGTTGCAAATGTTGTTGACTGTGACGAGTTACTCATTGACGGCGAAAGAGAATACACTGACCTCTGTTCCACGTTACCTAGATACCTTGCCAATGAGATCAGGCAGGAATTTAAACTCAAGAACAGCCAATCCGTAGCCATACCTGCGAATTATAACGTTCAAATCCTTATGATGAACCCAGCTGTTACCGGAGTCGAATGGAACGGTACCTTCCCGTTCCCAACTGCTTCTCAAATTATGCAGCAATCCGCCAGATCATACAATGGGAAGGCTCTGGAAGGTACTTTCACCGTATCCAGATTAAACACCGTTTCCCCCAGCTGGAAGCCTGCCGCAAATACCATCGATCCAGGTGATGCCAACGTGTACCTTCCTTATTGCTTTTACGCCATGTTCAACACTGCCGGCGGATGGACCTTTGGCAACTGGTGGGAACCAACCACTACCATCGGTTCGTTTGTTAAGCCACTCCGTGACACGTATTGGACCCAAGACATGACCTGCAGCTGGACGTTGTATGATGGTCTCACGTTCAACTCCGCCAACAATAACTTGCAAACAACCACCCAATTGCTTATCTATAAGCACTGCTTCGGTATGGAAGTTCAACCCTCCCTGAAATCTGCCTGGGCAGGCACGGTCGTTCTAGCCCCAAAACCCGACATCATG